CATGGCGCGGCCGTAGCTGCCTTGCAGGCCCCACATGCCGCTGTTGATGGCACGTTGGAGACCGAGGTAGTAGTCCAGCTGGCTAACTTCGTCGTCGCACTCGATGTTGTTGATGTCGTTGAGGGTAAGCATTTGAATCTCCTATGGGGGCCGAAGCCCCCGGTTTGGTTTAAGCAGGCATCAGGGCAGACAGAGCGCGTTGCTTGAGGTCAGCGCCGACGCCCCACTGTGAAGACACGAAACGGTTTTCGTCAGAACGGGCCCGGACGTGGTGGTCAGCGTACTCGGTGAAGGCGTTGAGCAAGCCCCAACGCGTACCCATCACGCCGTCCATTTGAGAGCCCATGCCCGCGCCGTTGAACAGGGACAAGACCTTCTTGAACCCGGCTGTCTCGCGGACCTTCTCTCCGTTGCCCAAGACGCCGGCCGTGATCACACCGGCCTCTTCTTCGAGCAGCTCGATGTTGGCCAAGCGGGTGACGTTGTGGCGGAAGGCGTCCCAAGCTGCAGTGTTCAAGCCCATGAATTCCTTGACCTGATCAGGATCGAACACCGACTTGTGCGTGACCCGGACCGAAGCTTGGTCACCCAGAGCCATGGCCAAGGTGTTCTTGCACACGGTCCGCACAGTGGTGCGGCGCACCTCAGTGGCCAGAGATCCGTCAGCGCTGGTGCTGATCAAGATGTATCCGCCAATGGTGTCCGCTACCGATGTCGGAGCGGCTTCGCCAATCTTGGCTGTTGCCCAGAATCGCTTGCCTCCGTAGATGGTGCCGGCAGCCGACAACTCGAGCCCGCCGGCTCTTGCGATGTCGCGGAAGAATTCAACGACCTCGCCGGGCTGCACCACTTGATAACGCTTGGACACGACGCCGAGCGGAGCCTTCGTGTCTGAGCGGAACAGGACGTGCTGATCAGGCAGTTCCTGCTGGTCGCCCTCAAAGCTGGTGTTGTAGCGAACGATGCCGCGCTTGATCTTCCAGTCCATGCCTGCAGCGACGCGCCAAGCATCAAGGCTGGTGCCGTCTTCGAGTGCTTGGCCGAGGCCGTGCCAAGGGGTGCCGTCCGAAGCGAGGTAAGCGAATTCGACGCGGCCGTCGACGTGAGTTGTGAGTTCGTGAGCCATAAAAGTCCTTTAGTTTGGTTTAGATACCGGCGTAAGCCGAAGTGCGCGATCGCACTGCACAGAGCACTTGTCAGTGCCCTGCACGGTGGGGTCAGGAGCAGACGATCTCTCTAATCTCTTCGCGCACCACGCGTTCGGTCACGCCGGTTACGACAACCCTGCAGAGAGGGCTATCCGAATTGACGTATGCGTAGATGCTGACTTCTATTGCAAGCTCCCCCACTTGTTTGCCAAAGTGAAAGTCCTTGTTCGGAGTTTCATTTGGATACTCGTTAACCCGCGATTTCCATTCGTCGCCCATGAATTTCTCGAGCACTTTGGTCAGCTTGGGCGACTTGAACGAGTCCAGATCTCGGATTGAGATGTTCATGAACACCGAGTCACCGAAGGTGCTGAGCGACACGTTCACGTCTTTACGCATGACCGGCGGGAAAGCTTGGAATGCGGCCTTGACCGCGGGGTGCTTCAGCAGAGCCACTCGAGCAGCCAGCCGCTTGGCCTCGGTGCGGGCGATGCGTGAAGCGCGGGCGATCTGTTTGGAAAATGCGTTCATGATGCTTTCCTCGAAGTGACTTTGACGCTGACGACCTTGGTGATTTTTTCGACCTGAGTGATCAGGTCACCGAGCAACGCCTCCACCTTCCGTGGGTCGTAGCTGGTCCGGTCCTGCTTGACCACAACAGCGCTGAACACGTCGCCGTTGTAGATGTCGAGCCCGCCGGCCTTGAGCCGGTCCTTGATCTCGTCAGCCTGCTTTGTGAGCCGGCTGATGTCAGCCAGCAAGACACCTAAGTTGTCGATGTCGTCGGCGGTGATCGCCTGAATGATTGCTTTTGCCATGATGATCTCCAAAGGCATACCGGCATCCGGCCGGCACGGAATGTGAATCACACTGCACAGAGCACTTGTCAGTGCCCTGCACGCTGAGATTAGGAGTTGAGCCACTCCTCAAAGGTTTTGATGGGCCAGCCGAGAGACTCGGCACAGGCCACGTAGATTTGATAACGCGATTGCAAACTTTCCATATTTACCTTTCAGAGTTAAGCGGGAGCAAACAACGCACGACCTTCACGCATGAACACGCGGATGGCGGCGGCTTCTCTGTTGTCGAGTTCGTCGTTGTCGAGCATCTCTTTCAACACGATTGCCATGTCGAGCAATGACATGCCGTACACGGCGCGCTTGTCGTTGATGATTTGAATTGCGGTTTTGATGTCCATGGTGATCTCCTTTTAAACCTGAGCAGCGGCGTAGGCGTCGCTGTACTGAATCTCAAAGCCAAGGGCCTTGATCGTTGCGATGTCTTCGGTGCTGAACGTCTTGGTGCCGGTGAGCTTGGCAAGCCGCAACGCAGTGGCATTAGACGGGTCAGGGTAATACTTCATGACACCGTAAACGCATTTGATGTTGATAAAAACAACTGGCATATAGATCTCCAAAATATCAAGCTGTTACGGCCGCCTGAATACGCCGCCAATGCCGAGCACGCCGGGCATTGGAAAGGGCCGAAGCCCTAGTGGTTAGACCAGATCAAGGTCCTTGATGTCTTGGCCTGAAGCCAAGCGACCGTTTGCAGCAATGCTGTACTCGATCTGAGCAAGCGTTGGCTTGTAGCAGTCACCGTAGTCTGACCACTGACCGCATCTTTGCTTTCCCTCAAACCACAGGAGGTAGATGTTGAAGCCCCGTATTGCAGCCACGGTGTAGACCTGAGCGTCAGCGTGTTCGCCGCGCACAATCAGTTGACCAAGGTAAAGCTGCTTGAGAGTTAATCTCTTTGCCATGTAAATCTCCAAAATATCAAGCTGTTGTCGGCCGCCTGAATACGCCGCCAAAGAACAGCACGCTGCCCTTTGGTTTCCTTCGCACTCGCCAGTCTGGGGGACTGGGTCTAAGCGGTCTGGCCTTTGATTTCCCGGTAGGTACTCTGTAATCGGCTGGTTTCCTTTTTGTATCCCGCTGGTTCCTTTGCGGTGGGGGGCTTTGTTTTCCCCTTGACTCAAATGTAGCACAGTGACAGTCACTGTCAACGCTTTTCATCAATGTTGCGCAAATACAACAAAAATAATTTAAAAGCGTTGTAAAAATACAACACAAAATTAAAGGGCTTTGCCACTTGACCTGAAAATCCCGTTCGGCTAAGCTCTTCACGCGCAAGTGTGCCCGCGAAAAGGCACTCAAAACTCGAGAGCCGCGATGCGGCTTTCTGCACATTTGGAGCCCAAATGGCTAAGACAATTACGATCGAAATGGCCGATGACGGCACTGTCATGGTCTCGAGCAGCGAGGGCGGCGAACCATACATGTGCGAAAGCATTGCCGAATGCCGTCAGTACGTCGACGACATGCTGGCCGAGGAGGCCGGCGAAGGACCACAAGAGCAATCGATGGAAAGTCCGGAAGAGTACGGACAGATGTGGAACGAAGAAGCAGCGACCCGCAAACCCCAACCCGGCCTCATGGCCTAAACACAAGGAAATATCATGGATCAGAAATACGCAAACCCCGCATCGCGCAACACCATGCGTGCCGCTGGAGGCATGATGGGCAACGCAGGCAAGATGCCCGGCTCGGCTATCGGCGGTGGAGGCAACCAGACCCAAGGCGCTGGCCAGATCCCCGGCAAGGTGTCTGTGCCAATGCCCGGCACGAACGAGACCCAGCCCCCTTTCAAAGGCGGCGGGGTCTACAAGGCGCCCACCGGCTTTAACGGCGGCGTCATCGATGGCATGGTCGGTGGGATGGTCTGATGCATTCGCAGGGTTGCGCCATTCACGACGAGGGCCCCTGCACTTGCGGCGCGGAAGAAGAGCTTGACTCGATAGCCATGCAAGAAGAGCTTGACTCGATAGCCATTGAGGATGGTCTGATGCATTCGCAAGGTTGCGCCATTCACGACGAGGGCCCCTGCACTTGCGGCGCGGAAGAAGAGCTTGAATCGATAGCCCTTGAGGAGGGGCGATGAAGCCGCCCGGCTTGTACGCAAACATCCAAGCCAAGAGGGCACGCATAGCCTCTGGCTCGGGTGAGCGCATGCGCCAGCCCGGCGACAAAGGTGCGCCGAGCAAGGCTGACTTTGTCGAGTCGGCCAAGACGGCCAAGCCCGGCATCATCCGGCGGGCGATGAAGTGAAGACGCCGGCTTGGCAGCGCAAAGAGGGCAAGTCGCCATCAGGCGGCTTGAATGCCAAGGGCCGCGCCAGCGCGAAGGCCGCGGGCATGAACCTCAAGGCGCCAGTCAAGTCCGGAGACAACCCGCGCCGGGCCAGCTTTCTGGCTCGAATGGGCGGCATGCCCGGCCCTGAGCGCAAAGATGGCAAGCCGACGCGATTGCTTCTCAGCCTCAACGCTTGGGGAGCCAGCAGCAAGGCAGACGCCAAGAGCAAGGCCAAGGGAATCAGTGCACGCAACGAGGGCCTTGTAAGAGGGGCGATGAAGAATGGCAAGTAGACGAAACCCGAGTCGCAATTCCGATCTAGCCGGGGCGCCACCAAAGATGGCGACCATGGATGATCTGGCGTTTCCGACCGCAGCCAAGACTGGCCGCACACATGCGAAGCAGATCACCAGCCAGAAGAAGGGCCGCGACATGCGGATCAATCTCAAGGCCGTGGTCGAGGCATGCGTCGATGAGGGGCTCGATCCGGCGGTGGAGATCGCCAAGGCTTTGAAGGCCACGATCCCGATGATGCGCGGCGGCCACCCGGTGCTTGACCACGAAGGCAAGACGGTCATGGTGCCGCTGCTGGATGTCGACACACGCATGCGGACGCTGAACGAGTTCCTGCAGTACACCCAGCCGAAGCTCAAGAGCATCGAGGTCAAGATGTCCGGCAGTCTGGACCTGACAAGCGATCAACTTGACGCACGACTGAACATGCTTCTCGCGAAAGCGGCTCGATGATCCAGCTCGACCGAATCGACACTCAGCTGCTGGACGATGACGAGAAGCGAGAGCTCTACGAGCTCCTGCGATTGAAGGACATCAGGGCTAAGCGCAATCGATTGTTAACCTATGCGCCCTACGCCAAGCAGCGTGAGTTCCATGCAGCCGGCGCCGGGTTCCGTGAGCGCTTGTTCATGGCCGGCAACCAGCTTGGCAAGACTTGGGCTGGCGCATTCGAGGTCGCAATGCACACGACGGGCCGCTATCCGTCTTGGTGGAAGGGGCGGCGGTACAACTACGCCATCCGGTGCATGGTCGGGTCCGAATCGGCCGAGTTGACCCGAAAGGGTATTCAGCGATTGCTGCTCGGTCCGCCAGAGATGCGCGAGGAGTGGGGCACCGGCGCCATTCCGTTTGACTGCGTTCGCGATACGTCAATGAAGCAGGGCGTGCCCGACGCGGTCTCGAGCATTGTGGTCCGCCACGAGTGCGGCGAGGACTCGGTGATCCAGTTCAACAGCTACGACCAAGGCCGCACCAAGTGGCAAGCCGACACTGTCGACTTGGTGTGGTTCGACGAAGAGCCACCTCTGCCGATTTACTCTGAGGGCCTGACCCGTACACAAGCTGTGGCCGGTCAGGTTTTCGTGACCTTTACGCCGCTGCTCGGCATGTCCGAAGTGGTCAAGCGATTCTTGCTGGAGAAGCCGGCGTCATCGACCGTCACCAACATGACGATCAGCGACGCCGAGCACTACACCAAGGAGCAGGCCGATGCGATCATCGCCAGCTACCCTGAGCACGAACGCGAAGCACGGGCCAAGGGCATCCCCATTCTGGGATCTGGCCGGGTCTTCCCAGTGGTCGAG